TTGATGAGTTTGCAATTAAGCGCTCGATTCGTAATCTGCTAATGACTAATAAATATGAGAGATTATTTCAACCATCTATCGGATCCAGCATTAATAGAATATTGTTCGAACCTGTATCCTCACACACAAGTACGTTACTCAAACAATATATTGTGGAAACTATTGACACCTATGAGAAGCGTTGCAAACTAATAGAGGTAATAGTAGAACCAGCTCCCGATCAAAACCTTTATAAAGTGACTGTGGTATTTGCTATCATAAATAAAGAAGATCCTATTGCAATCAATATCACCCTTTATAGAGTACGATAATGGCCAATTCAAGTATTATACTTACCAACCTTGACTTCGAAACTCAAAAAAATACTCTGAAGCAGTATCTGCGCAGTCAAGACCGCTTCAAAGACTATGACTTTGAAGGTTCTAACATGAATGTCCTTCTAGACATTCTGTCGTATAATACGTATCACAATACGTTCTACATGAACATGGTGGCTAATGAGCTGTTTCTGGATACCGCCCAACTCCGCGATTCCGTTATCTCTCATGCCAAAGAATTAAACTATACGCCGCGCTCATTTAAGTCTGCAGAAGCTAATGTAAACATTGAGATAGCTACAGTAAATACTGATAAGCGTACTCTGATCATGCCTAAGGGTACAACGTTTACTGGACGTATTGGAAACAGAAACTTTACCTTCTCAACTGGTGAAAATATCGTTATCGATACGATTGACAAAGACAGATCTGTTGGCGCCAATAGTGTATTCATTTCATCTAACGTTACACTATATGAAGGCGACTACGTTAAGGATACGTTTACTGTCAATCCTGGCCAGAATACGCGTTATCTCCTAACCAATAAGAACGTAGATATCTCTTCCATTACCGTTACTGTAATTGAAGACATGGGAGCTACCCCACTGCTATACCTAAGAGCACCATCGCTGTTTGATATTGGTGCCGACTCCAGAGTGTTCTTCGTTCAGGGCGCGGTAGATGACTCATACGAGATTGTATTTGGAGATGGTGTTTCGGGTAGAAAGCCTAAAGATAATTCTGTTATAATTATTGAATATCGCGTATCGAATGGAGAATTACCTAACGGATGTAGTAAGTTCCAGACCGATGGTAGTGTAGATGGCGAAACACTTGTTTCAGTAGTTGTAAATGAACCAGCTGGGGGCGGATCTGTTTCCGAGTCGCTTGAATCTATTCGCTACAATGCTCCTCGTCACTTTACGACCCAAGAGCGTGCAGTTACGGCCGAAGATTATGCCACTCTTCTACGTCTTCAATTCCCAGAAATTAATGCTGTTACGGCATACGGAGGGGAAGAACTGACCCCACCTCAGTATGGTCGGGTGTTTGTTTCTGTAGACCTTAAGGACATCGATGGTGTTCCTCAGGTAAAGAAGGATCAGTACTTCCGTTACATTAAGCCACGTTCGCCAGTATCAATCACCCCTATTGTCGTCGATCCAGAATATCTATATGTTAAAACAGAAACTATTGTTAACTATAACGTCAACCTAACGACGTTAAATACAGATGATATTAGAACCCTCGTATCGACAGCTATCGTTGATTATGCTAATGGTAAACTAAATAACTTTAATAAAACGCTCAGATACTCTAAGCTCGTAGAGGCTGTTGATAACTGTCACCCATCTATTATTTCGAACGAAACAGACGTTAAGGTTATTAGGTATCTCAAGCCAGTTTTAAACAGCAACCTAACATTAACGCTGGACTTCAAGCTACCAATTAAGGTTATGATTACTAACTACGGAGCTCACCCAACGCTTGATGATCACTCTATCCAGACATCAGAATTTAGATACGAAGGTCTAGCAGTTTATATTGAAGATGATGGTCTTGGTATTATGAGAATCGTTACAACGCGTGACACCGGTCACAAGGTCGTACGTGAAATTGGTACGGTTGACTATGACAAGGGTGTAATTAAACTTAACAACTTCAACATGGAATCTTATTCTGGAACATTTTTTAAAGTTTATGTATCGCCTCGATCAAAAGATATTACATCCACTCAGAATACTATCCTAAATATAGTAGACGCCGATGTAGTTGTCACAGTTAACCAGACCAGAGAATAATGAAAAATATAGAAAAAACCATTTCTCCGCTGATTGAGTCTCAGTTCCCCGCATTCTATCAAGAAGAGGGTCCTAACTTTGTTGCGTTTGTTAAGGCATACTACGAGTGGCTGGAATCAGAAGGTAATTCTCTGTATCACGCTCGTCGTCTACCAGATTATAGAGATATTGATACTACTCTAGATGACTTTATTCTATACTTTAAAGAAAAGTATCTAAAGAATATTCAGTTTGACATTGCTTCCAATAAGAAGTTGTTAATTAAGAATTCACTTGACTTGTATCGCTCCAAGGGTTCAGAACGTTCTATCGATCTGTTCTTTAAACTTGTATATGGGGCAGAGGCAGACGTTAAGTATCCTAAAGATAGTCTATTCAAACTTTCTAGTGGTGATTGGGAGAAGCCACAATATCTCGAAGTGACTGATTCTTCGAGAAATATTGACTATGTTGGTAAGTTGATCTCTGGTACTTTATCAGGAGCTACTGCCTTCGTTGAAAAGTTTATTCGTAGAAAGACCGGATCTGGCTACGTGAGTATTCTACAGATTTCTGATGTTAAGGGATCGTTTAAGAATAATGAAAAAATAGGTTTGGTTGTCAATAGCAAATTGATATCCTATGATGACTCTCCATTCTTAATTGGATCGCTCAATAGAGTTATTATCCAAGATGGGTCTGTTGGGTTTAAAGTTGGCGATCTGGTTAACGTTCAATCATCCTACCAAGGGGTGGGCGGACTTGCTCGTGTAACGGCTGTAGCGAATGCTACTGGCGCTGTTGACTTTCTGTTTCTAGAGGGTGGATGGGGATACACAAATACATCATCCTTGTCGATTGTTTCAGAGAAAGTTTTAATTCTCAGCGATGTGCAAGCCAACGTACAGAGCGGAGAATACTTTTCCCTTTTCGAAAAGCTTGTGGAACCCCTCGTATCAGTAACTATAGACAATGCGCTTGACAATATTCCTGTAGGCACCTTTGTATATCGAGTAGATACTTCTAACAACGTTGTGGGTAGCGCTCAAGTACTATCTAGCAATATTGCTGAGGATAGCACCGGAAATCTACTACTATCTGTGAAGAGCGGCACTATTATTACGGCTGGCAACACATACTATGCTAATATATTCTCCAGTAATACTCAAGTAACGTTCGAAGCCTTGCAGGCAACAGACCGTACAATTACTAGTCGCGTCATGGGTATTCCTACTCGCTATGAGATGTCAATTGTAGATCAATCGGGCACGATAGAAGTTGGGGATACACTCTTCCAGGCTGATAAGGTTCGAACCTATGGTTCGGGCACAGTGGTTTCTGTATCTCCTACTGTAAGCGGTAGTATTGTGGTTCTAGATAATGCCTCAGGAGCATTCAAAGACTCCCACGATACGTATGTTGTGGCGTCTGATACCCAACAGTTTAATGGTAATACATCTGTTAATGCTAGCTCATATGCTATTACCCTTAATGCTCACAATTTCAAGATAGACGATTTAATCTTATACAAAACGTCGTTTGGTAATACAGCTATCTCTGGTCTTGCTAACAACGAGACATATTTTATTGTCAATGAAACGCCCTCTTCAATTCAGCTGTCAAGAATTAAGGGTGGCCCCGTAATACCACTAATTCCTTCATCGACTACAGCCGCTACTGGACACTTCATTGTAGGTAACAACCTTAACATCGAATATGCTAGAATTGCTGCTAACACCTTAAGTATTGATGAAGCCAATAAATTCATTAAAGTTTCGAGTAACGACTTCGAGCTTGGGGAAACCGTTTACTACTACACGGACGCTGGTAATACAGCGATCGGCGGACTGTCGAACGGAAGCCATTACTTCGTTACGTCCTCCAATTCATCAGGTATTCAGATATCAGAGGCATACAACGGTACGCCTATTTCGATTATTCCCGGAGCTAATGAAACAGGCCACAACCTGGCTGCCCGGGCTCACATATCAGCCCTCACAACAGCAGGGGTGAAAAAACCTGAATTCACAGCAGATTTTGGATCTGTGGGTTTCAACCTGGGTGTTTATGACATCAAGAAAGAAATCTTCAACCTAGGATTCGTATCCGCCACGTCTAATGCTCTGTATGACTCAGCGTATGTGTACCACTACAACGAAGATAATATTGAGATTGCTAAAGGCCGGGTCATTACGGTAGAAATGTCTGGCACGGACGGCTTTATGACTTTTATTCCGATATCGGGATACTTCATTGAGGGTCGTACGCTATATGCTGAAGGTAACACTGCATCGGCTGTAGTATATGAGTCTACCACTTCTATTAAGGGTGGGGATTATGTGCTATCAGATTACAGCACAGCTGTCAGTCTGCTAAACGACACCACTATTACTATTAGCCGGGCTAGTTTTGGATCCGGAGCTCAGTTTAGCGTAGGTGCTATCGGTGAAAATGAATCCATATACATCAATACGGACCTCTTAAATGCCAATGCTGAGATCTATGTAAACAATGAAAGAGCGGATTTAACGATTGTCAATACATCTGGCTTTACTCCAGGCGATACGGCATTCCAGCTCCAGACAGTTTCGTTTAGTTCTAATTCCTCTGGAATAAGCAACGTAGACTTTATTACTACCAGTGGAGCGAATCCGTTTGTAAATGGAGATGTGGTTCAATACTCATCTAACACAACCGCCTTACAATATCAGGTAACTCCATGGGCTGGGGCTGCTACAATTACTGAGTCGTTTGCTAACGGCAATCAATTGTTTGTCGTATATGCCAACACAACCGGATTTAAGGTATCTCAACAAAGAGAAGGAACGGGATATCTCGATCTAGTTCAAGTATCTCCTGGATCCAATGGTCACTTCTTCTCGAAGGTAACAGCAGCCGGTACAATTATAGCAGCCAACACAACTCATGTGAAGGTTACAGACGTTTACAAGCAGTTCAATACTACGTCGGGTAACTATGGACCCGTAACAAGCTATACCAATACTGCTCTTTCAGCCAATATCACATCTATTGGCACAATGCCAACTATAATTGTACCACAAAAACAGTATCCTGTCGAACGTATTAGATCAGCAGCGTTTGGATTCCCTAAGAACCCTCTAGGGGATCTTGAGTCAACAATTTATTCGTGCTTAACATTCGATAAGTTTGACATTGGTACAATCGGTAATATTTATGGAGTCGACCCTGGAGCACTGTACAATATTGACCCGTTCGTTATTGTATATCAGCCATACATTGCTGCGTTCAACCGCAAAGACTTTATCTTCAAAATTACAAACTTGTCGTCTCCTCTAGTTGTAGGGGAGAAGATTTCTCAGACTCCTACATCCCTAACATATTACGATATTCAAGTTTCCGGGGGAGTCAAAGAGGCTACCTACAACGAAATAATAAGAAGTATCGATACATCTA